GTCGGCCTTTTTCTTCGCCTCTTTGGCGACAAGTTTCTGCCGCTGGCTTTTCAGCAGCACAATCGTCTTGTCGATCTCTTCGATTTCGGGCGTCATAATTTTGTACTTCTCCATAAAGTCAGGGCTGCACGGTGACGTGCCAAAGGCCGATTTGCGCAATGGCGTAGCCAAACCACACGATGCCGTTCCAAAAGTTGTGCTGGATAAATGCTTGGTCGATGGCTACGGCGAAGTAAGCGAAGCCGACCAGAGCGATGAGGATTGCGCTGGTCATTCTGCATCCTCCTCGCGTCCGCAGCGGATCGCCCAGATGAACATAAAGCCATAGGCGGCGAGGGCGCCGATAAGCATGCCTGCGGCGAGGCCGATGAGGATGTAGCCGGCGGCGGTCATTCGTGGACGCGCCTCCATTTGTCTTTCCACATCGACCTCGCCATCGTGGCGGACTTCTCGGCGACTGCTTCTTCGCTCATGTCGGGGCAGACATGGTGGAGCAGCTCATGCAGAACCGTGTCTAGCTCGTCCGCGCCGCTCTGGCGCGGATCGATGTAGACTTTGCCGTCGCCCAAGGTCATGCCGTCCGCTTTTTCGCGGCCGAGCTTCTTGCGGACGATGGCGATGGTTCTGCGTGGGGGCATTAGATGAAAAACTTCCACGCCTCCCGCAGCACCACTGCCAAAAACAGTAGCGAGCCGACAAAGAACGTGATTGAGATGGCAAAAAAGCCGACCACAACTAACGAGCCGAGCGCGCACATAGCCCACTCTTCGACTTTGCTGAGGTTTCCGTTGGGCATTAGAACAGGAATCTTGAGGCCTCTTTAAGCACCGCCCCGCATAAGAGAACGGAGTTAACAAAGAACGCGAATGAGATTGTGAAAAAACCCATCACGACTGTTGAACCGAACGCAATGGCTGCTAGGTCTTCGATTGTGTTCATTTGCAATGCCTCGATCTAGGCGGCTTGTCTGGCGTCGCACTCGGCGCCGCAGGCGGCGTAACCGGCGACATCGATCCAGTTGTCATGCTTGGCGGCGTGCGCTTGGCGGGCGATCTTTACCAGGATCATCAGCGCGGCGATGTCGGATGCCGTGACCAAGACCTGCGCGCCGTTGGTGCGCGACAGGTAGCTGCTGAACATCTCGGCCTGCGTCCCGAAGTCATCTGCGGGCGAGCCGTAGTCCTCGTTGCGTGATCCGCAGACGGCGGATGATGCGGCATCTAGTGTTTGCTTGGCGGTTTGCATCAGGCGGCTTTTTTGAGCATCAACTGCGCGTAGTGCAGCGCGAGGCGCGCTTGGAAGACCTTCCAGAACGGCTCGGCGCTGAACATCCAAGCGACTTCAAAGTCATCCGGGGATTCTTTGCCGATGCGGACGATGCCGCGGCGCTGGACCTTCATGTCCGGGCGGTTTTCGTTCCAGAGTTGTTCGTAGCCGGCGAGCTGGACTTTGTGCGCGCCGACGATGGCTTTGGATGTCTTCCAGTCGAGGAGGACGATCTTGCCGTCACGGTCGCGGCTGGGTGCGTCGATGGTGCCGCCGAAAAGGTATTCTTCGGAGACCAACTGCACTTCTGGCTCAATGACGGTGAGACCTTCTTCGTCCCACCAGCGGCGGAAGTTGTTGAACGCGATGGTGGCTTTCTCGACATCCGCGGGGCTGAACTCGGAGAGGTCGGCAACGTGGTTGTGGAGGAAGCACTCAATGAGGAAGTGCGCGATGGTCCCGATGTCGGCGGCCTTGTCTCTGACCTTGCGGTAATCTTGGCCCTCCATGCCGAGCTTCCACGCCCAATGAATCAAGCCGCTGCTGTCCTCGCCGATCTTGGCGATGGTGCTGGCGCCCGGAACGTCGGTGCCGTCTTTCAGCGGATACTTTTGGTGGGCGCGGGTCTTCTCGAGGCGTACGATTTTGCGTCCGTCCTCGGTGAAGCGATCCGGCTCAACGGGCTTGGCGGCTTTGGAAGGGGAGCGGCGTTTTGCCGCCCCCCTTTTGATTGTGGTGTTTTTGGCTGGCATGAGGGTTACCAGGTGATCTCTTCGTCATCGGTGCCGGTCTTGCGAGCGGCGGGCTTGGCCTCGGACACGTCGAAGCCGTAGGCGGTGGCGCTGCCGCCATCGCCCCAAGTCACGAGGTCGAGGACTTGGACGGCTTTCGGTTGCAACGTGATGCCGGCACCGAGCGCTGCCGTATACCAGCAGTAGGGAACAACCGCCACTTTGAGCCTGGAGCCGCCGCCGATGTTGTCGGTAATGACTTCGCCTGCGGTGTTGAAGAGTTTGGGCTGGCGAGAAAAGGTTTCGCCTTCCCTGCTTTTGCCCACGGCTTTCACGCGGAGCTTCAACTGCGTCATGCCATCGTTTTCCAGCCAAGGGGCGTCGTGCTGCTTGAGTTTGTCTTTTTTCAGCTCGGCTTTTTTCTCGGCGAGGAACGCTGAGAAAATGGCTTCGATCTGTTTGATGAATGGCTCGGCGTCCTCGGCGGTCATCTCGAGGTTGACTTTGTACTCACCATGCGGCTTGTCCGCGGTGGCATACTTCTTGTCGGGACTGTTGAGGTGAGGGTATCTGGCGACGCCAGCCGGTGTGGTTATGGTTTTATTCATGTGGTTTGTGTTTGTGTTGGGACTAAGAAATCGGAGCGGCGGACAATCGTGAGGAAGTCAGCGGCGCGGAGCGTGATGAACCATTCCTCGCCGTTGCGCTTGTGGGCGACGACCGGGAAGAGCTTGGCCTTGGCGTCACGGATGGCTTGGGCCATCCAGTCGCGGATCTTGACCACCTGGCAGAATTTCACCTCCCAGTGGAAATCGGGCAGGCACGGGCAGACAACGTCCGGCGAATCCCCAAGTCCGCTGAACTGCTGCCCGCGCCTAATCCCAAAGTCGCCGAAGGCTTCGCGCAGCTCGTCGCGCCACATGCGTTCTCCGCGGGCGCCTTTTGCGCGGCTATTCATTGATGGCCTCCCATAATTTCGGCGATGGCGCGTAGACCGAGCCGTCGCTGTCGCTGGTGCGGCCAACTGGTGCGGTGCCTTCAAAGCGGGTGAGCGAGGGGCGCCAAGTGAGGTTGAGCGTGCCGGTGCGGCCGGCGCGGTGCTTGGCCACGATCAGCTCGGCGTCTTGGACTTCCGGTTCCTCGTCTTGCACGGCGTAGTAGGCGGGACGGTGGATCAAGCAAACGATGTCGCTGTCCTGCTCGATGCTGCCGCTCTCGCGGAGGTCGCTAAGTTTTGGGCGGTTGTCGCTGCGGTTTTCGGCTTGGCGGTTGACCTGGGCGGCGGCGACGACCGGAATGCCTAACTCCATGCTCATGGCTTTTAACCCGCGGGAGACGAAGCCGACTTCGTTCTCGCGGGACTGGGCGCCGGAGTGACTGACGAGCTGTAGGTAGTCTACGAAGATGCACTTCACGCCCCAGCGGCGGACGGCGAGGCGGGCGCGGCCGCGGATGTCCAAGAGCGTGAGACCGCCACGGTCGTCCACATAGAGGGGTTCTGTGGAAAATTGCGTAGCGGCGTCAAAAATGCGGTGTTTGATCGATGCGGTCAAAAAGCCGTTCCGAATGATCTCGGTGTTGGTCTCGGCGCGGCCGAGGACTACGCGCGCGGCCAACTCGTTGGCGGGCATTTCGAGGCTGAAGTAGACGACCGGGACGCCGCGGCGGGCCATGTTGTCCGCCATATTCAACATCAGTGCGGACTTACCCATGGCAGGGCGGCCGGCGATGATGGTGAGCTGGCCTCCGCGGAGTCCGCCGGTGACTTGATCGAAGTCGCGGATGCCGGTCTGCAGGCCGAGCTTCTTGCCGCCGGCCATGAGGCTCTCTAGCTCTTCGAGGAGGCCGGGGACGATGGCGCTGGGGGCGCGCATGCTGTCGGTGGCGGTGGTGAGGCTGAGGCTGAGGACGCTTTCGCCGGCTTGCTGGAGGACGCTGTCGGCGTCTGCGGCCATGTCCTGGGCGGCGGCTTGCATGGCGACCGAGGCGTCAATGATGCGGCGGCGGGCGTGGAGGTCGCGGAGGGTTTGGGCGTGATATTCGACTGCAGCGCTGCCTCCGGCGTAGTCGCCGAGCATCTCGGTGAGGGCACCGGCGCCGCCGACGAAGTTGAGCTTGTGCTGCGCGTCGATGCGCTGGGTGACGGCGATGACGTTGGGCGTGCCGCCTTCACCGCGGACTTCGGCGATGGTCTCGTAGATGAGGCGATGCGCGGGCG